ACTTAATGAAATACACAACATATATGTAAGATCATTAATAAAATATTTTGAACAAGTTGATAAAAAGGATATCATTCAAAGTCAACATTTAATTGAGAATAATGAATATAATGAAATAAATGATAATAATAAATCTCCTGAAGATATTTTAAATGAAATGGTTTGTGAAAATTTAGAAACAATTGACGAGGCAAATGATATTATGATGCGAAAAAAAATAGAAATTCCAAATTTAAATAATTATGTTATTTCAGTTAATGATAAAGATGTATCAGGGAATAATGTGCGTATCATACCGCATATTATAGATATAAATTTAAATACGCCTGACTTAAAAACAAAGGGGGTAAAGCCAAAAAGGCAAAAATAAATCCAAAAATAATTCAAGGAAATAAAATATAAATTTTAGGTAGAAGATTTATCTAACCAAATATTAGTAATATGAAACATAAAAAAACAAACCGCACTAAAATGCGTAAAAGAGAACATCATAAAACACGAAAAGTGCGTTATGTGAAAAAACGTAATAATCGCAAGACACGCAATAGCATCAAGACACGTAATCGTAAGGGTGGGGAAAATAAAAAATTTAAGAAAAATCAATGTGCTCCGAAAACAAATGACGAAATGCAAGAGTTCAGTTGTTATACAAAAGACGCATTAATTAAAATGCGTAATTTATGGAATGCTCGTCATAAAGAGGCAAAAATAACAGCGACCACACCTAAAGAAATTTGGGAAAATTTAAGGAAAAAAATGGAAAATGCGTGTCATTCAGAAAGTTGTTGGTTAAAACAAAAATTTATGGAGAATAATTTAGATGATGATATGATAAAATATACATTTGCACCCAAGTCTCCATCTAAATGGAAAGAAAATCACAATACGTGGTTAAATAGCAATGACATTGAAAAGGTAATGAAACAATATGAGCATACATATAAATGTTTTCGGTTTATTGGCCCAACGCCAATTGATTTTGATAAACACATATATGATGATAAATGCGTATGGGATGATTTATGTAAATTTGATTTATCGAAATTTATAGATGATGGTATTACCAAAATAGGAATTATTTTCAATAAATTTATATTGTTCTTTGATAGTAATGGCACAAAAATTCCTAAGGAAATAAAACAATTTTGTAATCGTGTTGTATCACAAGGATTGAACCTTACTACAAAAAAATATCCTAATGGATTAGAATTGAAATTTGACCAAAATGCTCCTTTTATTCATCAAGAAAGTAATACAGAGTGCGGTATGTATTCATTATATTTGATTGTAACTCTATTAAAAGACATGCACGATTATACATTTTTTAAGAAAACAAAAATAAGTGATGATGCGATGGAAAATATGCGTGATAAATATTTCAATGATGAATTGTAATTTAATTTACATAAAAGATTTTTTAAGATAATGTGAAAATATAATATAAAAATAGAATGATTTTTATACTATGAACGTGAACATGAACATGAACAATTATTTACAAGACCAATTTGGTTCAAAATCTAATAAGGGATTAATATGGTCATTATTAATAGAAAATGGCACATTTACAAATATACCTGAACAAAAAGCATCGATGGTAAAAGAAATGTTTGATAAACAAATAGATAACATAGCAAATAAAATAGTACCAAGTGATAATTTAATAAATCTGAATAAAGTTGTTATAAGCACAATGATTAGAGAGATTGAATCATATAAAAACAATAACAATAACAATATTGGTCAAATGGATAATATATACAATGCTTCAGAATTATCACAGCAACGTCAAAAAATATTTGACAATGAACTATCAAATAAAAAAAAAGAATTCGACAATTTAAATAATACATCAGTTCCTGATAAAATAGATTTTTCTGATGAACTAGATTCACCAATTGGTGGTGAAATGGATAAAATTCTTCAGGCACAAATTGCATTAAGAGAGAAACAATTAAACAATGTATTAAATACTCAAGATAAAGAAGGAGCAACAAAATGGATAAATCCCTCAGGTCAATCACAAAATGATATAGAACAAACAAAATTAAAAATAGGAGATGATATTAGTCTTGATATAAATGAATTGGATAAAGTAAAAAAAAGGGTTTACTTTGAAGATGAAAAACCACAACAGCCAGCACCAGCACCAGCACCAGCACCAGCACCAGCACCAGCCTTATCTGAATCAAATGATTTTATGGCTTTATTAAAACGGAAACCCACGAATCCGATACAAAAAACTGAAGCCATACAAACGCAAGAGATATTAAGTGAAACAACGTCGGTAAGTGAAACAACATCTGTAAGTGAAATGTTAAAAGAAATATTAGATAAACAAAATCAAATTCTAAATTTACTGACAAAGCAATAATAATTTTATATAAGAATGATTTTATATAAAATTGAATATTATATAATTTTATTAACATTACAACACATTATAAATGAACAAACAAGAGTACAATATAAACAGAGATATACTAGACAATAATGTAGATAAACGTATTAAATTAATAATAGAGGATTGTTGTATGAAAAAAATAGTTAGAACAACAATGTATAATTATTTTAAAAAAATATTAACATCAAATGAATGTTTATTGTTTTCTGTATATTATTACTTTTCGGTTCTATCAGTCAGTTACATTATGTTATCATACAATATCGTTTATATTTGTGTTAATTATTATTTAAATTTATATTATGTAAGCAATTTTATTTCAATGGTTATAAATATGTTAATAATCATAAAAATTCTAGAAGAACTAAAAGATTTTGTATATATCTTATTTTGTCCGTGCGAAAGAAATAGAAATAGAATCATTAATCAATAAAATGATATATCAATAAAATTATATATCAAACAATTCTAATTTATAATTATCTCCCTCTTTTTTCAAATCACCAACGTGTTGAGGATTATTAATCATATAACTATCTAAGTCATATACTTTTTTAGTTTTTGGATCAAAAGCATATTTAATACCATCCAATTCTATTGTTTTAAAACCTTCAAATTGTTTCCCCATTTTATTTTTTTCAGCTATATCGTCAGATTGTTCATTTTGATAATTTAATTCATAAGCAAACTTAGAAGTATCCGTTGTTCCAAAACTAAAGCATTGTAAGTTTTCACTTTTATTTGATTTTGAATGCAACATACAATCGATAGATCCTTCTTTTACTGATTTCAATATATTTGTTGAAATCTCTTCTTTTATATGGGCAATCTCATATAATGCTTCATCTGTAGTAACAGGCGTGGTATTATCTTTTCTACTCTTATCCTTTAAACGCAGCTCAAGTGTATCATTACTACTTAATTGTTTTTCCGATAATACCATTAAATATAAGAATACCTGTACTGTTCTCAATTCTTCAGGTAAATCTTGATGACTACAAATACGTCTTGCGCGACCAATAACTTGTTCAATACGAACAGGGTGCCAATAAGGCTCGGTAATATGGACATAACGGACATTTTTTAAAGAAATACCTTCGGCCCCAGATGAAGTAATCATTAATAATTTAATAATCTCTCCTCTCGTATTATTTGGAGATATTTCCTTTAATTTACTTGTAATCGAATCAGGCACATATTTCCATGCATTATTCAACACATTTCTAATAATTTCTTTTTCTTCCGGAGTTTCAGTACCAGTATACAATGCAAATTTTGGTTTTTCCATATCATCTTCTGATATATTCAAACTCCAGGTTTCTCCTGTTTTTTTTATTTTGAATTGGGCGAATCCATTAGCTTCTAATATAAGTTTCAAAATTCCAATGCCTTCTAATGCACGAAACTGCGTATAAAGCAAATGTATACCTTCGTGTTCTTCGTCCTTAATATTTTCTAATATATGTAAAAATTTTGGACTATAGGTTTGTAATGCTTCTGGTGTTAAATATTTGTCGCTATTCGCTTTTAACTCACCAAGAGCATTTTGGATTCGTTCCTTATATGAAATGTTTCCACGTTCGCCAGCATCACCATCACCTTCGCCAGCATCACCTTCACCAGCATCACCTTCACCAGCATCACCTTCACCAGCATCGCCATCACCATCACCATCACCATCGCCATCACCTTCACCAGCATCATCCTCGTCAAATGCTTCATCTCGATTTTTTTTCTCCTTCTCTGAAACATTATCTATCATATCTTCATTAATAACTTTATTTGTTATCGCTTCATTCAAATTAATTTCCTCGCCTTTTTTATCCTTTTTGTCAGGCATAGGTCGAGAAATATCAGGTCTGGGAAAAACAAAATTACAAAACACACGAGAGAAAATACGATAAGTAGAACTAGTGCTTTCATATAAATCACTAACATTTTGTTTGTGTTTTTTCTTCATAGCATTTTGCTTCTCCTGATTACGTTCTTGTTCTCGTGCTTCTTCATATACCCCAAATTGAAAATCACTCATTTCAATTTTAATAATCTGAAAATCAGAAGGATTTTCCTTTTTATATCTAGGCATCAAACTTTCTTGAGCACTACGAAAATAAGATGTTAGACCCAAACTTCGTTTTTTAAACATATTCATATTTTTTAGTTCGCCATTATCCATTATAAACATTTCTTTAAATTGATCGAGTGTATCGGGTAGAGCCTTATATTCAGTCATTGAAGTTTCTTCCGATTTCACTTTTATATTATTTTTTTTCAAAATCGCAGTAACCAATTTTATAAAGGTAGCATCATTAATTTCACCACGTTCTCCAATTTCCAACTTCATACCAGCATATGTATTATCCTTCATTGATGTTTTATTGACAAATCCAAATGGGTTTTTAGTTATAATTAGTGTAGTTGACGAAGATTTGTATTCTAAAAAATCCAGTATATTTCCTCCAAGAATACTACTTTTAAACAATGATTTTAAATAGGTTGTGTTAATTTGCTTTTGTTCGCGAATGTCTAATTTTAAAGACCAACTAGTGATATTTCCACGCAATATATTGAAAAGAATACCAATTTCATTCGGATAATTAATGATAGGTGTTCCGGATAATAAAACAATCTTTACATTTGTAGCTTTCATTAGCAATGTATAGAGTGAAATAGGAATACTTTGTTTTTTCTTACCCAGTTTATTCACAATGCGACTAACCAAATTATGTGCTTCATCTACAATAACAACTGCATTATCAAATGGATTAATGGTATTATTGTTTGTCATTTCGGTAATATTAGACATTCTCAATCCATTATAGTTAATAAATTTGTATTTATGTAAAATCATCTTATCAATTTGGTCATCGAGTTTTGTTTTATCACTTGGCGATAAGTCATCATAATTTGCCGATTTTGACATATTCACTAACCAAGCACCTCCGTGTTTAATAATATATTCAACTGAGATGGATAATACATTTGACAATGTTTCTATTATTTCAGGTTCTTTATCTTTAGTATTTACAAATTCCCAGAATTGATTTTTCCTGTATAATTCATCACCACATTTTTTCAATTCTTCGCGATAATTGACTTGGAGCGAAGCCGGTGTCATAATTATGACTTTCTTATTACTTTTCATGCCCTCGGCGATAGCAATAGAAGAACAGGTTTTTCCAGATCCTAACCCATGATAAAGTAATAATCCTCGGTAAGGTGTATATAAATTCAAATAATCCTTGACTATTTTTTGATGGGTCATTAAAGAAAACTCATTAACGTCATTCTCACCAGGGCAACTGGCTGGTGCAGCAGCTTCATCTACCAAATCTTTTTTATATTTGCTGAATAACAAAGACATAAAATTGACAAATACTTTACGATTATCCATATAATAAGATGATGCCGGAATTACAATAGGTGCTTCTTTTTTCTTTTTAAGACGCGTTTCAATATCAGCATCTCCAATTGTTATCATCGAATAAGGTCCTTCTTTCACACCAATCTTTGGTTTTTTGGTTCGACGTATTGTAATTTTTGTTTTTTTCTCTTCTTTTACTTCGTCTTCACCTTCTTTATCTTCACCTTCTTTTACTTCGTCTTCACCTTCTTTATCTTTCTCTTCGTCCTCTTTCCCCTTAGGTTTTATAGTTTTAGGTTTTATAATTTTAGGTTTTATAGTTTTAGGTTTTATAGTTTTAGGTATAGGTTTTATTTCCTCAACAATTGGCTCTATTGGTAAAAGTGTATTTATTACCTTTGTTTTCTTAAAGCTTTTTAAAAAAGTATCTCTATCAAATTTTTTATTAGATTCATCTATAATTTTAACACCTTTCATTTGTTTTTCTTGAATTTCGTCCTCATCAGCCGCATCAACTTCATCAGCCTCTTCTTCCTTATCTCTTCCGTCTTCTTTTTTTTTCTGAACTACCTTTTTGGCATTTATGTTACCTCTTATATTAATTTCCATATCTTTTTTTATCGCAGGTGGTTTGTTTAGTTTTAATTTAGCTAAAAGAGCAGCCATGTCTTATATAATACAACTTTTTAAAAAGTTTGAAATTATTGTATTACATTTTATCAATCTTTTTAATAGAGATTTCGCTTGCGATTTGTTCTGCCTTTTTCTTTATTTTATGAATACCTTTCCCCAAAAACACAAAGACATACGATTGTTCCAGTAATTTTTCTTGTATTTTTTGAAAGGAACCAAATTCTTCAAAAGGTATAATATCACTTGTTTTCATTGCGTGAATAGGTTGTCCTATACGTAAAATAACATCCATTTCATATCCTTCTTCAATCGTATGACTAATTTCTAAATCATCAGGTGTTGTTTTGAATTCTTTTTGAATTTTTACCTGAAGAATATTTTTAAAATTATCATCAGTATTAATAATTTTAGTCCAATCAACGTGTGCTTCAAATACACTCTCTACAAAAATTTGTGCCATTTGAAAACCAGGGCCGGTAACAAAAACATTTTTAAACCAGCCCTCTTCATCATTTACGGAAATCTTGTTGAAATCTAAAAACAAAGCCCCAATAAATGCCTCGAATAAACATCCTAATTTTTTTAAATTCGTTCGGATTTTCTTCTCCTCTGCGTATTTAGAAATAATTAACCATTTATTGATATGCATTTCGTAAGCCAATTTTCCAATATGTTCATTCTTTACTAAAGCAATTTTTTTCTCCGTCATAAAACCTTCATCAGCTTTAGGAAAGCGTCGATAAAGATAATACTTTGTAATTAATTCCAAAACACCATCGCCAATAAATTCTAGGCGTTCATTTGATTTGGTTTTTAGTTTTAAACAATCATCGGGGCAAGGCATGATTGTAATATTATTAGCCAGATTTTCGTGTTGAGACCTTTTAGTATATGAACTATGAATAAAAGCACGTTTATAAAGTTCTAAATTATGAACTGGTGCTTTAATTCCATAACGATTAAGAATAGATTGAACATCGTTCAATGTAATCTCAGTGTTTTCATTATTAAATGGATTAAATATCAAATTATCGCCACATTTAGTAACATCGCCGTCTTGTAGAATGGATTTTAGGTCTTGCATATCATCGCGTTGCATATCATCCACAATTTCGTTCATTTCTATATTTAGAATAAACGATTTATATTTAAATCAATTTATAAAATCTTTTTTTAAAAATATATACGTATAGTATATAAAATGGGTGTTCAAAATGGAAGAGCTAAAAATATTAATTCAATGATTAACCAGGCCGACAACTCAAACTCTAAATGCCCTGGACTTGCGCCGACCGTCGGTGTTAACGCGTCTGTTGCGGCTGTTTACAGACAAAAACTTGGTTGCTGCGGAAAGTGTGTGATTTCCGGTAAAATTAGCACCGCTTATGGTTGCAGTGTTGGTTGCACTCAAGGAAGACGTTAAACATTTAAAAGAAATTAAATATAAAAAGGAATTAAGTATTATTCTTTTAATAAGCATATTAGTATTTTATGCTTATTAAATTAGATTTTAGAGAGAATAAACTGATTAGTCTATGCAATGCTCTTCTCCCAGATGACGACAATAACAATGACAATAACAAAATCAAAATAGTGAGTGAGAATCTTCCATTAGGGGATATCATTATATGTGACAATGAAGGCAATGAAAAAATAATAGTAGAGAGAAAAAGTTTAGCAGATTTGGCGGCTAGCATTCGTGACGGACGTTATAAAGAGCAGAGTTTTCGATTAAATCAATGCTCTTTACACAATCACCATATCTACTATTTGATTGAAGGAGATTTAAGGTATTATAGACCATTTAAGGGATTGCCTGATAAAAAGGCTTTATTGTCGGCAATGGTAAGTATCAATTATTTTAAAGGTTTCTCTCTTCAACGCACAATCAATTTAGAAGAAACAGCCGAATGGATCATTCATCTGGCTACAAAATTAGAAAAAGAAAGTGGTACAATTCCATATTATAATGGTGGTGCCGAAATCATTGATACTAATCCAAATTATGCTAATGTAGTTGGTAAGCGAATTAAGAAAGATAATATAACGCCTGAAAACATTGGAGAGATTATGTTATCTCAAATTCCAAATGTAAGTAATGCTTCGGCGTCTGCCATTATGAAAAAATTTGATACTATAGCAAACCTTATAAATGCATTACACAATGATGAAAAATGTTTAAATGATGTTTCTCTTCCTAATAAAAATGGACAAATAAAGAAATTAACAAAACCATGTATCAATAATATTTATGGATTTTTAGTAAAACCTAAAATTATTACAATAGATACATGATAATAATAATTATAATGATAATAATTATAATTATAACAATTATAATACAATAACAAATATTTTGTAAAATGTATTATATATAGTATAGTATAGTATGAAGTCCAAAATTGGTAGATCAAAATGTAAATCATTACCTAAAATATATAGATATATTGGTTATGCTTTGTCAATTGGGTTTGCTATATATATTATAACAAAAACCATCCAAACCCAAAGAAATAAAAATATTGAAGGTTTTAAAAAACATGGAACGGGTACAAAGAAAAGCAAGGAAGATAAAATAAATAAAAAGGAAGGTCATAAAAATAGAAAGGAAGGCAATCGTAATAAAAATGATGACAATGAATCTAGCGATGATGAAGAATATGATGATGACAAAGAAACTGGATTATTTGATTAAGTAATATAAAATTTTATTTTTTATAAATTATATAAAATAAAATATAGTAGAAACTATAATATATATGATGAAAACAGATGAGATTTATAAATTTATTGGTTATGCCGTAGTTATAGTTGTTATTTTTTATATTGTATCAAAAACAATCCGGCTACAAACGGGTCTATTAGTTGAAGGATTTAAGGAAGGGAATAGTAATAGAAAAAGAGATGGGAAAAGATTATATGAAAAATGTGAGCCCGGACAAAATACAATTTCTACAA